TTCCCCGGTCGCAGCAGCCCCGGAAGTGCCGCCTGCCCACACAGCGCCTTCATCCACGTCGTTGGTCAGGTTGGTGATGATCATGTAGCCAGAGTCATCAGCCGCCTCTTCATCAATCGCATACTCGACCACAATGGCCGTTTCCGGGTCAAACCCATCCAGTGCGGAGGTGACTGTTTCACCGTACTGGAACGGCCCACCTGAAATTGAGATTAAATCTACCTTCCAGTACTCGGCCTGATGCGGTCGCAAACGGCCATCGAAAACCTCGTGCCCAGCCAGTCGTCGGTAGGCCTCGGTTCTGAAGTGGGGTTCGTAATTACGGACGGCCAGCAGCTCACCGGGGTCGATGCCCTCAGCGGAGTCCACCAGATTGAGGCCACCTCTGAACTTAACCCGATCCGTCGTGCGAACGCCAGTTGGGCGACGACGTGTCCTCGCCTTGCCTGTGATAAGGCGAAACATTAACGAGTCTCCACCTGTAGATAGACATCGCTGTTTTCCATGCGCTGCCATTCCGCATCCGGCGCGTGCACAGAAATCATTTGGTTCAGCATCAGGTCGTAGTTGACGGAGGAACCTGCATCCACCTCCGGGGCGTCCTCATGCTCTGCGTACAGGACTTTAGACAGCAGGACGATCAAGCGGTCAAAGTCGTCCGGTATGCGGCTGACATCGCCATTCTGGCGTAGCTTGATCGGCTTGCGCCAGAATTCGTAACGGCAAATCTGATCAGGACTCAGGATGGGGTTGGACAGCAGGATGACCCGATCCGGGCGTATCGTCCAGTTGCTGGGGTAGTCGTTGACCTCTTGCGTCTCGTAACCATAGATGACGCTGAATTTGTTCCAGTGCAGGAAGGTGGGAAAATGAGATTGCCCGTTGGCGTCGATGATGGCCAGCCTGTTCTTGGCGATGGAGTTGACCAAGACCGTTTTGGTGTTGATGTCGTTGGCATCCCATTGCTCGGAGGGGGACGGCACCACGGCATTGCCTTCGGTCAGGGGGGCGTCCTCTCTGGCCCACAGGAAATCCCAGTCTATCCGTTCCCGCTGAATCTGAGCATCTGCGACACTGACCCAATAGACGACCTTGGCGGCATCGCCTTCAGCGGTCTCAACGTCAGACGGGGCTTCGCTTCCGTTCAGCCCCGTCTCGGTGATCACCGCTGATACCAGTTGCAGAAAGGTATCACTAGCCATTGCAAGGCCCTCTTAGTCGGTGTTCTCCGCAATATACGCAATCAGTCGCGCCTTAACGCCCGTACCGTTCTCGGGAAGCTCGGCCCCGGACGCTTCATGGACAGCGGCTGCCAGCTTCTTCAGCGCCGGGACAGTCATCTTCTGCAGGGCCTCAAGAGCATCCGTTCCCGGCTTCTCCTTGAGTTCCACTACCTTGACCGGCTCGGCTGCCGGGACAGGCTCAGAGGCTTTGGCGGGCCTTGGCTGATCAACCGGAAAGCCCTCAGCGTCAAAATAAACGCCGCCCTGCCAGTACTTGCGCGGGCGCTTCGGGTTCTCCACCTCATCGCCATAGACGGTGCCGTGCTTGCGTTTTATGTCGAATCGTATCATTAGCCTTTCTCCGTGTTTAATCCCGGTTCCAGTAATCTTCTGTCTCCAGAGGTTCACGCAAACTCAAGCCGGAAGATAACGGGGGATCGCTCCGTCCTGCCAGCTCTTCATGGGAGCGTGCGAAATTCAGGTTGTTCGGGCTTCTGGGGGAGTTGTACCCCCGGCCATGCGGATCAATATCGTCGTAGGGATCGAACGACAACCCGTCCTCTCCCAATTTGTTCCGTCCGTGCATAATCGTATCCTCGGGTAAGTGAGCAGACCCACCCTTTAAATGGGGGGGATGGGCGGGCCTACTCTATCGCTTCCCAGCGAATAGCTACTTGCCCTTCCACGCTACCGTGGCAGCGTCGGCAGGCATCTGGTTCGCGCCTTGTCGATCTGTCTCTGCGGTGCTGGATGAGCAGGTTCTACGAGACGACAAGCCAGTCCGCAAAGACCCGCCTGAGCCAGAGGGGAAAGAACCTTTCAGTCCGCCACCCCGCTTCATAGCGCCATTTTGATTGTTCATGACAAACTCCTTACTTGGTTAAAGGCCTGATCAGAACCAACTCAGGACAACGGTGATAGTACCCTTACCTGCTGGAGTGCCACCAGTGTTAGCCACTGTCGTTACTTCCAGTTGGTCAAGAGATGCGTCTGAATCGCCGTCCCGGTTAAGGTCGATGAACTTGCCAGCGGTCTTGATTGCGGCAGGGTAATCGTTGGTGCCATAACCATCGGTTGCGGCAGCAACACCCATACTCAGATCAGCAAACTTGTCAGCATCAGACCCTGTACCAATCAGGATGTGAGCCGGGAGTGTGGTTGCGGTAAAGGTCTCGGTGACCTGTACATGAATCTCTTCCACACGGCAACTTGAAACATTAGCTGGCCTCTGGATCGCAAGGGCCAATACAGACCCATCTGCAATATCCACTTCCCCACTGCCAACAGCGTAGGAGATAGTCAGAGGGCCTTGTGCGTCATAACTTTTCATTACATTTCCTCTTAATAAGAGCAGTGACTGGCCAGCCCTGAGATGGAAAGGCCGTACACCTCAGTAGGTGGTCAGCCAGTCACCGCAGACTGGTCTGGGCCGCCGCTAAGCTGCGCTCTCCCACTTGATGATGCGGTCATTAACATAGCTGCTGGCTGCATCGCCAAGATGGACAATCCCGAACCCGCCGAGGTAGTACCATGCGATACCACGAGACCGACCAAAATCTGTCGGAATCTTGCCCCGGATTTCTTCAGGAATTGCGATTGCTTCCGCCACGGTGTCTTCACCCATGAAGAAGGCCCAGTCGGACTTGCCGCCGTTCCAAGCGTCTGCGGTGCGGAAGTTCCATGTCGTGGAATCCACAGCGCCACCCTTGGCAACGTGTGTCTGCTCGATGAACCGGCAGCTTTCGTAACGCCCGATCTCACCGTTCATAACGTGCCTGAAGCCGGTCTCGACGTAAATCTTGATCCCTTCAAGGTCGTTCTTGAACGTACGGTAGGTGGTTGGCCACGCGATGCAGTAGTAGTCATCGCCAATGTAAGGCGGGATGTTCCGCTCTTTCATTGCATCAATAATGTTCTTGACGTGTTCTTTCGTCAGAGCATTAGCGTTGGTAAGCGTGCAGCCACCCTCTTCCACCGTGACCGCCGAAGCGCTGGTGGAGGTTACTGTGACTGCGGCGAGGTTGAACTGGCCTTGTGCGCCACCGTCCAACGTCTCCTTGGCATCAATCTTCAGCACTTTCTTGATGATCTCTTCCACCGGGTGGCGGGACAGGTCGTCCAGCTTACCAGTGTAGGGTACGGAGTTGCCGTACTCGGTGATCGTCAGGGACGCCTGAATGATCTTAAAATTGGTTTCGGGCATGGGTACGTTTTCGTTCAACGAACCACCACCTGTCTCCACTCGGGAGTAGACGTTCCAATTGTACGCCTCACCGGCATTCAAGCCTTTGTCCATTGCGTCTCGGGCATCACAAAGCTGCCGGAACTTCACCGCAGGCAAAAGCTCAATGCGGAGTTTATCTGACAATTCGTCGGAGTACATAAAGCCGCCGAGAACGTCAACTGACCACACTTGTGCCATGATCCAATCTCCAGTTGTAGGTTAAGGGCTGGAGATTCTCTGGCTGCTTAATCCGGCAGAACTTGTCCTGCCCGTTCTCGCAAGCGCTGGATATGCTCCTTGCCCGTGGGTACTCTTTTCGGTTCTGGTCGGTTATCTGGAGCGACTGCTCCGGCTCTGGAGGACTGCGGCAAGACACGCTTACGTCTGACCCGTGTGCGGCGCTTTTCTTCACTGGGGGAAGGAGCGGGAGCAGGGTCTCCCAACACTCGCCTACCCAAGGATCGAACGTATTCCGCTGACTCTCTGGCCATCTCCTTCTGGGAGCGGCCCATGCTGTCATCTCGTGTCGCCAGCCAGTTGAAGCGCTGTTGAGCAAGGGACTGCAGCTCCGGGTCATCCATGATGTCTTTATACTGCGAACGCATCATGGTGTTGGTATCAAGACGGTCTTCTTCGAACTGTTGTCGCATTTCCGCTTGAATCTCCGATTCTCTCGGAGTTTCTTGGATAACCGTTGGAGGTGGTGGGTCTGGCTCGGGGGTGGATTTCTTGGCGGCTTCCACCGCAGCTTCACGCTGCTTCAGAATCCACTCGTTGATATCGCCCTCGGTGCCGTTGTTGATCACCATGTCCAATAGCTCATCTCTCGATGAGTCGATATCAGCTTCGCCAAGACCGTCCGGGGAGGGTGGGTCTGTCTCACGCTTTGCTTCAAGTGCCTGTCGTGTTTCTTCCAGCGTTTTCTGCGCCCCTGCTTCAAGGGTGGCTGCCCGCTGGAGCCTCACGTTGGCGGCCCGAATCTTCTGGTAAAGCTCAACTCCGCCAGCATCATCAATGTCCTGCTGGGGAACCTCGTATTCTTTACCGAGAATCTTAACCTGAATCCTAGCGTCTGGATCGGTTTCTGTCAAGGAAATAGAGGCCTTATCCGCAGCTTCATTCACGATTTCTTCTTCGGGCGTCTCCTCTGCAGCTCCATCCTCCTCTGCTTTCAGCAGTCTGGCCAGCTCAAGGCGCTCGGCCTCATCCATGTCCCGGTTGGTGTCCAGCTCCTCCGCCGCATCGGTCTTACCCCCAGAAGCCATCTCCGTCATGTACTGAATCATCTTCACATCAGGAACACCATCTGCGTCTTCACGCATGGTCAGCTCCCGGTTGCGTCTGCCCTTGGCATATAGGGTCTTCAGGGACGCATCATGTACCGATCCCGACACCGGGGCATCCTCGTCACCCGTGGGCACTACTACCTCCGGGTCAGCCTCCAGTTCAGCCGCTTCCAACCGCGCTGACTCCAAATCCTCTTTGTCTTCCTCGGTGAACACTTCAGCGGTGTATCCCTCAAGTTTCTTGGTCTTGCTCATTTGCCTCTCCTTCTAAAAGTTGTTCAGCCTGTGCTCCGGCTTTCATGTGTGCATCAATCCAATCGAGAACTATCCTTGCGGCAGCCACATCCCGATGAGCGGCAACCACTTCAGGACTGGTCGGATCATTTGCCAACTGCCATTTAGTAAACGCACCGTCCATGATCTGGAGTACGTGCGTGACCAGCCGCTTGAGCGTACTAGATTCATCGTTCAGCTCCGCCAGTATGTTGTCGCTCCGCATGATTTGCTGCAGGAGCCGTAAATTGATGTCGTTGTCCGCCAAGGAGCGCCAAGAGTTAAGCTCATCCTCCATGGCCTCGTATGCTTCACGCTGGGGCCTCCCCCGGAATCCGTCTAACGGATCATCTTCCTTTCCCAGTGTCACTGGCCTTTTTGATTGCGTCACTCACTATCTGCTTGTTGGTGACAACAAGATGAGGTGCTTTTTTCTGTATCTTCATGGCCTCTTGGAAGACGCCGTAGGCCCACACCTGAGTCTGTTGCACGATGGCCAGCGCACAGGTAGAGCAGCACGCCGACTGAGGCTTGATGTTGCTGGTAATGATCAGGGGCACGCTGTTCTTGTGCTCACCACAGAAGGAGCAGTGCTGCGTTTGACTTGCGTTAGGCGGCCTTTGCTTGGGCATCATTTCTTCCTGTGCTTGCTTCTGCCAACAACCTCACCGCAGTCATTACAGCGAGTGAGAGAGCCTTGGGGGGCATCACTTGTCTCCACGTCCTGATGCGTACAGCCCTCTTCTCGCTCGGCCTCATCCTCTTTGATAAGAGGCACAAGGGAATGCGGGCTGGCTAGTTCGATAAGCCTGTCCAGCTTCTCAAATAACTGTTTTACGTGGAGATCATCCATCACGCCACCACCGGAGCGGTCGCCCCATCTGCACGGTTGTAAAGGTCGAGCACAGCCCAGCCAGTCGCCGTCCAGATTAATTCTGCGGTGTCGCCAGCGTCTGCGAAGGCAAGGGTAGCGCCGTCTGCGAAGGTGACCGGGGTCAGGGTGCCAGTGCCACCACCATCCACAACCATCTGAATGACCTTGATTTGACCCAGAATCGTGCTGTCCACCAACGTCCATGCGGTAGCGCCAGCAGCCGATTGCACGTCGGACTTGTGCTCGGTGATGGTGATGGCTCCCGCTCCTGTCAAAGCTTGGGGGGTTCCCGGCAACAATACCGGGGCCGCTCCAGTGACGGGGACAACACTCAGTAAGCTCAGCGGCAGGTACTCAGGTACGTCTCCCACGTCTTCGTCACTGTCCATCAGAACCTCAATGAAGCTGGAGGCCGGAATTGCAGTCAGCCGATCTCTATGTGCAAATGCTCTTGATCTCATTTTATGTCCTCTTTCGTGATAAGTTTTTTACCTCATTCCAGCAGCACTCAGATCACAGTGCGCTGGGCCTGATGTGGCCATGACAATACTGATGGCATACTTGCCTATTGAGACTAAGTTATAAACCTCAGTCACGTCATCCAGTACAGATTTGCCAGCGTCCCAACCGCCATTGACCCACGTAAACAGGTTGATGTCGTCACCCACACCCATCCCCCGGCTTCGCAATGCGGGCATGACCCCGTTCTGGAAGTCAGTGGCTGTGAGTTCAAAGATAATCTTGGTGGCATCCGTTGCGGCAGCACCGCTGATAAGGTTTTTGACTGTGTCCATGGTTTAAATCTCCTTTAAGAGTGGAGTAGGGCCTGTTCCGATCTGAACGTACGGCTGGCCGCTGCTTGAGACACCCAGCATGTTGACCCCATGTAACTCACGAAGCAACTCCTCGCTTATGTGTGGTGACTCGATAAAGCGTACGTTATCAATACGTCCAATGCGGATGTCCCTGATGTCATTCTTTGGCACCAAGGCTACCGCCCCGATGGCCAAGGCAACTCCGGCAAACGCGGTCTGTTTGATGAATATCCTGCGCTTCATCCTTCCTCCCCCGGTATCGCGCCATAGCGGCCACGGGCAATCACCCCGGCCATGTCGTCGTTGCCGATCTTGGGCGTGCTGGCGATACGCTTTGGCTCCTTGGGCTTGGCTGCCTTGGCGCTGGGTTCCTTGACCGTGGTGGGGCCTGTGGCAGTGGGTTTACCACCCGGAGGGGCCTTGATGGTCTCCTTTTCGACTGCCTCCGCTTTAAGGTCTTGCCCATGTTGCCACTCGGCTTGCTGTACGGCCATCTCGTACTGGCGCTCATCCATCTCGATGGTGTGGTTCAGGGCGATGCGTTGCTGCACCAGCTCCTGCTTCCGCATTTCGTTCTGTTCCCGGTCGATGGAGATGTCCAGCATCTTCATGTTCCACTTGCCTTCCTCCACCTTGTGCGACAACTCCATGGTGGACATGTCTTTCTCACGCTGGTAGCCAAGGCGCTTGTCTTCGATCTGAAGCTTGATCTGACCGTCCATCTCCTTGCCCTTGAGCGCAGCCTCGTGCTTCTGGCCGTCTCCCTCCAGCATGGCCTTGAGCTGATCGTTCTCTTGTTGGAGCTGAGCCACCTGCGGGTCTTGCTGCTCATCACCCCCGGCAAGGTCGGGGAAGAAGCGCTCGACGTTCTTGAAACCCACCGCAGCCAGTATCTCGGTCACGACCTCACGCTGGTCTGCCTTGGCCACCCATTCCGGGTTGATGTTGCCGATGGTCTCAAAGGCCATGGCCACCTTCTGGATACGCTTTTGCGGGTTGGTCGCGCCAAAGCCCACGTTGACTGTGACCTGTACCGGAAGCTCCAACATGCTGAAGACCTGCTCCGGGGGAATGTTCATCTTCTGGCCGATGATGGCCATGACCACTGCATCGCTCTCCAGCGCCCGTTCCAGCTCCATGATCTGCTGCAAGACCTTCTCCACCCATGTCTCGGAGAACGTCCTGATGTTGAATTCGGTGATCTGGTTGGCGCTCTCACCCAGCATCTGGGTATTGCCTACCCGTTCGTTGATGTTGTGGTTGGCAGCGACTGAGGACTGGCTGAAGCTGCCCACCACCTCGTCCATCTCTACCGAGAGTCTGTCCTGCTCTTGGAAGGCTGAAGAAGTCGTGTCAGCGATTTGCCGAATCTCGACATCCTTCTTGGGGTCTTCCATTGCGGTGACGCCACCAGCAATGTTCCTGAGAAGGCTGCGGATGTCAACGCTGGTGCCACGTTTGATAAAATATCTTGGGCTGATGATGTGCCGGATATTGTCGATGCGAAGGTTGGTAATGTCATTGATCTCTTCCTGCAGTGGTCTGGCCAGCTCCACGAGGCTAGATGGATAAGTCTTATGCGTCTCGATGACCGCTACGCCTAGCACGTACGGCCTCTCTTTAAGCGGTGTGACCTCTTCCAGCGGCACCGGGGATACCGACAGCATGATCTCCGTACCCAAGGTGGCGTAATACCACTCCTGACCGTCAATCCGCATGTAGTTGTGGTGCACCCAGACTATGTCATGTGCCTGAATGTCACTGTGGGATTCCTCATAGCGATCTTCCCGGTATCCTTCTCGGGCTTGCCGTACGGGGTCATAGTTTTGCTGCAGAGCTGATCGTATGGTAGCCATGTCGAGCTGACGCCATGCGGTGTCGTACTGCCCTTGCGGCCCATCAATCGCTTTCTGGATGATGTCTCCGGCATAAAATGGCTCCTGATCAATAAGATAGGGTGAAGACTGTAGTGGGTTGCGCCAGTCGGCAGCCGGGCTGAACAAGATATTCTCAACCGGCCTCAACGTGATGTCCGGGTGATCTGCCACGATCCGGGTCTCGATGGTGCGGCCTTGTTTGATTTCCTCGCCCGTCATGGCGTCCATGATGTAGTTGTCGTAGACGTCCTGAGCTTCACGGAAGACCCAGTGCTGCTTGGAGATCACCACGCCTTGCTTGGCAGCGTCCTGTACCGCGCCAATGCAGGTCATGAACCACGGTATCTGGTGCTGCAGCCGGTAGTTAAGCAATTCTGCCATGGAGTCGGCAGCCAGCTTCTGCTGCTTGTCACGAGGGTTGGGCGGCGTACAGGTCAGGGCATCGGAAGTAGCGAAGAAAGCGGCAGCAGCAGCGGCCTCTGTCTTACGAACTGCGCTTCGTGTTTTCGGCCTGAACAGCTTGCTGCGCTTGTTGTACATGTCATCCCGGTAGCGTGATCCTCGGGGATGATCGCTGTTGAACAGTCGCATGTTGTCTTCCATACGGCGTCGTATGGAGGTGTCGAACCACGTCTGGCCTGACTCGTACGAGCTGCGTGCCCGCTGTATCCAGAAGAGGTCTTCTGACTGGTCAGGTTCATCCTCAATAGCGGAACCGTAGTTCGTGTACCCCTCTTCGTATGTACTGTTTGCAGACAGTGCGTCTTCAAGCACTGCTTCACTGCTTTGTCCCAACGATGTTGTCATTAATGCGTCCTCGGGCAGCGGCCTGCCTTACTTATCTTTTAGATACCTTTCTGTTTACCTTGCGGGCCACCTCACGAGGTTTTTTCACTGATCTATAGATTGACTTTTTGGTTAAGCCCGCAGCCTTCTTGGTTGTACGTTTAGCTGCGCCAACAGCCTTCTTGGTTCCTTTCTTGGTTCGTCTCACTGCCCCCTTGGTGTCTCTCACGCCTCGGGCCAACCCTTTTTTGGCCAACCGTGTGCCCCGCTTGGTGGACTTCTTAGCTACCCCCACAGCCTTCTTGGTGGTTTTCTTGGCCACATCTTTGGACTTCTTGGTCACCTTTTTATGTATCTTTATCGGAGCTTTGAGCAGTTTCTTAAATAATCCCATCAGCTTATCCTCAAGTAATTGCCCTTGCAGGCGTTAACGGTGTGTCCTCAAATAGCGGCCATTCTCAGTCTCCACGATGCTCCACTCCCCGGTCGCCAGCTTGTAAGCCACCTCGGCATTACGCTTGAGCTTGCTCTCTTCAAAGTCAGTCAGGTTGGGGATTAGCATGCCCCGGCTGTCGCGGGGTGCTTCTTTCAGTGCGCCTGTATCCAGCTTGGCGGGCATGCGGAAGCGCTCCAGCAACTCACCACCGGCTCGGTACGCCCATTTGCGCTGGGGATCGTCCGCGATGTCGTCCATGCGGATGGTGAAGCCCATCTCGGTGTGGCAGTGGAGGTTGAAGATGTT